GAAACGGGCCAACCATGTCGGCGGCCTTGCCGGAGACCGTGAGGGTGGCCGGTGGCGAGCGGATCTCGACTTCATCGATGATGAACTTGCCCAGTGCCACCAGTCCGGCCTCGACGTAGCCGATGGAGACCGTGAGCACGGTGCCCACCCTCGGCAGTTCTGCCAGCGCGCCGTTTTCGCGGCGTCGGTCATCGAGTGTCAGAGAGAGCGCATCGGACTGGATACCGGCCTCGTCGGTGATCGTGATCTCGATCAGCCGGTCACGGATGGCGGCGGTGATGTCCTGGCTGTTCGACAGGATGCGGAATGTGGGTTGCATGGCGATACCTCACGACCACAGCCGCACGACCGGCGTGTCGCCCGGTGTTGGCAGGTCGGGCAGCCACACCGTCTGGCCTGCGGATAGCAGCGGCGCCAGTTGCGCCAGATGCGGATTGGCCACCAGCACGGCAGCCAGCACGTCGGTGCGGGCGTAGTGCCGCCAGATCAAGTCATCGAGCACGTCGCCGTCTTTGGTGGTGATGCGTTCAGACATGCCAATCCTCCAAAATACTGGTCGTGCAGCCCTGTGCTTGGGTGCATAGCGCGGTGAAGCGTTCGGCATGGCCCGCCACTGCATTGAGTGCGCTGGCGACACCTTGTCGAATCGGCGCGTCAGTGGGGCTGGCGATGCGGGCGACGGCGGCAAAGGTCTGCGCAGTGTCGCGCAGGCTGCGGGCGGCACTGCCTGCGCCGTAGGCCGACAGACGCAGTTGGCCGTCCAGACCAGCCACGTCGCGCAGCAACGCGGCGGGCGACACCTGTCTGCCACCTGCGATGGCCATCGGCTCTTGCAAGACTTGCAAGACGCGCCCGATGGCGATGATGTCCCCGACCGCAGACTGCACGGTGCTGATGGCCTTGAGTGCGCTGGCCGGTAGTGCGTTCAGCACGTCTTGCGCCAGACCAGAAATCGCACCATTGATTGCGCCCGTGATGATCTGAGCCGCACCCGCCAGAACCTGCGCCACGCCGCTGGCCACAGCGTGCGCCGCACTTGCGGCTGCCTGTAACTCGGTCGGCGTCATGGCTGGCGTGATTTCCGGCAGCGCAGCGGCTACCGCATCCAGTGTGTTGAATTGGTCTTGTGCTGCGTCAATGTCCAGCGGATCAGTCAGACCCTCACCGCCCAGACCCATCAGCGCCGACCGCTCCTGCCGGGTGATGCGCCGGAGTGTGCCGCGCGATTTCTCATCCTCGCCGTAGGCTTTGAGCTTGAGGCTGAAGTCAATCTTGCGCGGCTGGCCGTTGTCCGCAAGCACGCTGCGGGTGTCGCTGATATCGGTGATGACCCACGGCCCCCAGACCCGCCCCAGGCCATCGACCAATGGTTGCGGCTTCCCCTTGTCGGCCAGATCGCGCATCGCCTCGACTTGCTCGAGTCCGCCCTTGAAGCCGGGGTAGATCACGCCATCCAGACTGATTTCGTCCGTGCCGCGCCCGACGAACTGCAAGGCCGGGTCGCGGTTGATGCGGGCCTGCTCAGGCCAGCGCCAGGACTGGTTGAGGGAAAGTTTCTGGTAGGCGGCGGTTTCGATCTCGAAGCGAAACTCGCCCAGTGCCAGCATGACGCGTTCAGACATGATTCACCTTTCAGTCGTACATTGCGGCCGCCGGACGACGCTGCGCATCAGCCATCAACTCGCGCAGACTCTTCTGGATCAGCGTGGCGATCTCTTGCGCGCTCATGCCCGGCACATTGACCGTGATGGGTGCGTTGATGGATACCGATGAGGAGGCGCTGTTGCTGGTCGCCTTCGCAGCGCCTGGTGCGGGCACAGATGTCTGCGCGAGGTTCGGCACCGACTTCGGCATGGATGAGCCGACAGCGGGCGTAGTAGAAGCGGTAGCACCAACGACAGGTGCTGCCGCAGCCCTTGCGCCAGGAACGCCCACGCTCGATGCGTTGCCGATTGCTTGAGTGCTTGGCGCAGGTGCGCCCTGCTGCGCGAACACGGGCGAACGTGGCGCAACCGTTGCGCCAATGGCGGCAGGTTTCGCGGCGGGGTTGGCGTTTGTTGCCTTGGCGTCCCCACCAAACACCGATCCAAACCAATCATCCACCTTGGCACCGGCATTGAGCACCCAGCCGATCTTGTCGGCGATCCAGTCAATCGCCTTGCCGACCGTTGCCGTGATGCCAGACCAGAGATTCGTAAAGAAGTCGGCTACTGGTTGCCATCCACCCGCAATCATCGCCAGTGGCGAGAAAGCCGCCAGCGCCTGGAAGGCCTCGAACACCCAGCCGACCATCGTGCCAACCGTGCGAATCGGCAAGGTCAGCAGCGTGAATGCCGCACCCAGGACTGTGCCGATCACCGTGCCGAGGGAATGACCAGCGTTCGAGAGCGAATCAAACTCGTCTTTTGTCAGCGTGACCGGCGCGAACAAAGCGCCGATCCAGCCGACGACACCGCCCACGGCATCCGCGATCCAGCCAAAGACGGCAGCAATGGCGCTGCCCACCGGGGCGAGCGGTTGCAGCGCCGTGGTGATGCTGTTGATGGTCGGCACCAGCGCATCACGAATGCCACCGAACACGCCACCGACAAAGGCGGCCAGCGGGTCCCAATATTTGCGGATCACCAGCGCCAGACCCGCCACTGCCGCGCCTATGCCGACCACAATCCAGGTGATCGGGTTGGCCAGCAGTGCGGCAGTGGTCGCGCCTATGGCTGGCAGCATGGCCCAGAACGACAGCGCCGCTGCCTTGATGGGTGCGATGATGCCGAGCGCACTGGTCTGGATGCGAGTCCATGCCGCTGCGAGCATGCCGGTACTGCCTGCTGTGGCGAGCGTCTGCAGCCGCAACAGCGCCAGGTGCGCCCGTGCAGATTGAATCGCCACTTGCGCGCCAAGCAGCGGCCCTTTGACGAACGTCCAGGCGTAGCCCATGCCAATGGTGGCGATCTTCAGTGCCATCATGGCCACCGCCCCGCCCACCACCAGTTGCGTGACAATGGGGAAGCGTTCAGCCAGCGCGACCAGCATGTTGAGCGGGCCGGCCGCTGCGCCGACGATGCTGTTGAGTGCTGGCAACAAGGCGCTGCCCACCGTGACCGCCATGCGGCTCATCTGGTTGCCGAGCAACTGGATGTTGTTGGCGGTGGTAGCCGAGCGGGCTTCGTACTCCTTTTGCATCGAGCCGGCGTAGGCGGTCTCGTCACCGACCAGCCCGATGGCTTTCTTGTAGATGTCGATGCCGCCGACCAGCTTGGCGACATCGTCGGCGTACTCCATCCCGAAGAGATCAGACAGCGTGCCCATCACATCCGGTGCCTTCTTCACCTGCTCAAGGAATGTGACCAGCGCGCCTTGCGCATCCCGACCGATCATCTTCTTGACCACCGCAGCTGACAGTCCGATATCCTCCAGGCCCTTCTGAAACTTCTCGTTCTGCTTGTCGGCCGTGGCGAGCTTCATCATCAGTGCATTGATGCCGGTGGCCGCCACCTCGGGTTTGGTCTTGAGCGCGAGGAAGGAAGCCCCGAGGGCATTCAACTGCGCGCCAGATAAACCAAACAGCTTGGCGGTCGATCCTGCCCGGTTGGCGATGTCGAGCAGATCCCCTGCCTTGGCGTCCATATTGTTGGACAGGTGGTTGATCGCATCGCCCATCGATACGACCTGATCTTGCGTGAGGCCAAAGATGGAACGCAGGCCGGTCATCGCCGCCCCGGCTTGGCTACCAGACAGATCGAATGCCACGCCCATTTTGGCGGCGTCCTCAGCAAAGCGCAGCAACTCCTCGCGGGCGATACCGGCTTGACCAGCAGCCGCCACAATCGCCCCGATGCCATCGGCCGCCATCGGGATGCGGGTGGACATCAAGAGCACATCTTTGCTCATCTGCCCGAACTGCTCCGGGGTATCGAAGTTCACCACCTTCTTGACGTCTGCCATCACCGACTCGAAGACCACTGCCGGTTTGACCAGGCCATAGAGCGCACCACCGAGTGCCACCGCATCCATCATCTGGGCACGGTAGCCGCTGCGCCTCTCCAGGTTCGCGGCTTGCGCCTGCTGCGCGCGAGACAGCGCATCGGTGCGGGTGCGCAGGATTTCCATCTGACTGCCCAGGCGGGCCGACTCCACCCCCAGGGCGCGGGTGTTCAGTCCGGCTCTGTCCAGCGATGCCGTCAGCGTATCGACGGCGGTGCGCTGACGCAGATAGAGTTCTTCTGCTTTGGTCGCTTGCGCCTGCGCCCGTTCCAGCGCCTTGCTCTGTTTGGCGGTCGGGCCGCCCTCTTGCCCGGCGATGGTGGATTCCTGACCTTTGGCCTTTTGCTGTGCGGCGCGCATAGCCAGCGCCGCGTCCTTGGCTTGATTGCGCAAGGTATCGAGTTGCTTGATGCCGGATTGCTTGTTGCCCAGCTGGGCCATGGTGGAGCCCAACTGGTTCATCTGCGCCTGCGCGCCCCGCACCGACGCACCAAGACTGGCGGCCAGGGTTGCGCCGATGCTAATCTGGACGGGATAGGCAGTGGCCATGATGGAACCTCAGCGGGCAAGCACGTCAGCAGATAGCCGCCGCGCAATAGACAAAGCCTCGATCAGTTCTTCCACCTCGAGGGCGAGAAGTTCCGAGCGAGGCCAGTGGGTGTAGAGGGCGAGCTCGATAACCAGGGTCATCAACTCGCCCGGGTTTATGACAAAAAACCGCCGAGCACCTTCTGCAATGCGGCGTAGTCCTTCATGTCGAGCTTGTGAATCGCCGCTGGCGGTAGGTCGGAGAGGTTCGCCATGAGACGAATCTCGCGTTCAGCGTCGGTAGCCACCGCCTTCTGCGCGGCCAGGTGGTCGCCCACCGTGGGCCGGCGCAAAGCAATCTCGGCAATGGGTAGGCCGTCGTGCTCGATGGGGTAGGTCAGGGGGATGCGGTCGGGGGTCATAAATATCCTTGATGAAATTTCGGGAGACATCGCTCCCGTTGAGAAGAATTACTTGGGAGACATCACTCCCACTGAGAAGAATTGCGCGCGCTGGAAATATCCGCCATTTATGCGTATACTAGAAGCCAAATGGCACTTTTAGGAAAAGCAATGACCACACTCAGCTTTCACAACCCCTTGATTTCCGCCGTGACGCTGCTCGGCGGCGAAAGCGTGCTCCACGCCCTGCCTCGTTCGGCCTTGGACTGGATACCCTTGGTACGACGGGGTTTGCCTGCCGCCTCCATCGACTCGGTGGTTCGCCTGACCCGGATCGCTCAGACCGAATTGGCGAATGCCTTAGCCATTCCGGAAAGAACACTGGCCAGACGCAAACGGGAAGGGGTTTTCTCGCCAGAAGAGTCGGCCAAGCTGCTGCGCTTTGCCCGTGTCGCCGAACGTGCGGAGGAAGTCTTTGAGGACACCCAATCGGCCCTGAGCTGGCTCAAAGCAGAGAATCCTGCATTGGGCGGCGTCACGCCTTTGTCGCTCCTCGATACCGATATTGGCGCCGATACCGTACTCGATACGCTCGGACGCATTGAACACGGCGTCTTTGCCTGATGCGCACGGTTTGGCGCATCACCACGGCACGGTTTGCCGATTCGGCTTTTTCGGGCGAAGGGGCGCGCTTGTTCGGTGGGCGTTGGAATCGCAAGGGTTTACCGCTGGTGTATACCGCCGAGTCACGTTCATTGGCGCTGCTGGAGATGCTCGTGCAGGACGACCCGCTGCGCGCGCGCTATGTATTGATTCCGGCCCGGATTCCAGCCGACGTCAGCCAGACAACGCTTAACGTCGCGGACCTTCCTGAAGATTGGCGTTCGCTGTCGGAGCGCGATGCCCTCCAAACCATCGGCAATGCATGGATACAAGGTGGTGCCCACTGCGTCCTGTCCGTACCGAGCGCCGTGGTGCCGGCTGAGCGGAGTTTTCTCATCAACCCCGCTCATCCCGACTTCATAAAAATTGTGATTGACCCGCCAGAAGCATTGGAGACAGACATGAGACTACTTCGCAATCTGGCCGACTTGCGCCATGGTCAAAGATAGCCTCAGCCAAAAAGGTTAGGGCTTCGCGGTCGAACTCGACAGCCTGCAGCGTTGATCACAGTCCAATCGCCGCACGAATCTTATCCATCTGATCCACCCCGCCGACCTTGCGCACCAGGTTGATCGCGTCAATCTCGATCAACTCTTCGTCTGCGATGGACAGCTTGTAATAGCTCGCCGCCACCGACACCTTAAGGGTGCTCTTGTCACCCGGCTTCCATGATCCGGCATCGAGTTCCTTCCAGCCGCCGCGCAGATTGATGACCACCGGTTTTGCCTCCTCGCCCTGCGCCTGAATCGCGCCCCGAATGGTGATCTGGGTGGCCGCGTTGTCGAGCAGGCCGAACAGCTTGAACACTTCCGGATCGTAGTCGGAGATGGTCAGTTCGGCTTCGAGCTTCTCCATACCGAGGTCGATCTCCACCGGTAAATCCATGCCGCCAGCACGGTGCTCCTCGGTCTTGATCGTGAGTTTGGGCAGTTGAATCTCATCGATGCGCCCGGCGTAGCCGCGACCGTCGACAAACAGGTTCATGTTTTTGAGAACTTTGGGAAGTGCGATAGGCATTACAGAATCTCCTCAAGGTAGTCATCGACCAGGTGCGAGCGGAAG